TCGGCGCCGCTATTAACGGTCGCCCAGCAGCCTGGTATCCCCCACCGGCCCTAAGGCCTGGTCCCACCTAATTAAACAGGTGAGCTCCACCTCAGCTTGATGTCGACGCGCTGAGGGCGTCCAGAACGCTCCAAGTGCTCGCTTTCACCCTGGGGTTGGCTTGCCCACAAGGTGGCATCGTGGTAGGTCCCAAGAGGGCCACCAACGATTGCGCCAGGATCCAACCAGGGATGTGAATCCCTGGGAGGAGTGCCTAGCTTAATTAAGCACTTGAGTAAGGCACCAGTCCCCTCGAGATGATCTCTCGGGGGTTTGGCCGTCACTACAAACCCCTTGACTAAAGGAGTTTGACGACTTGGGTGAATCCTGTTAAAACGATACCCGAAGGTCTCGCCAACAAAACTCACCCTGCCTAATACGGAGGAATCTCGACCAACCGTTGGGAAGAACTTAATCAACCCTTCGATTTTATGATCGAGAGTCCTGGCGGTTCTCCAGTAACCACTCAAAAAGAGTTGGTTCCGGAGTGTCACCAAGGACCCTACCTCCGCAGCATCCTGCCGTCGTGTTGGGAACAAACGGCGAACACGAGTTATACTAACATCGTGCCCGTCATAATATTCCTTTCCGCAAGACTCCCTGAACTTACCAGTCCAGAAAGACTTGCTCAAGCCAACTTTCGACCCAAAAGTCGTCAGTGCTTGAACGACGGACAGCACATGGTCTACAGGGACAATTAGATCGTCCCCATAGACACGCACCGAGCCGACGAAACGTTTTACGTCCCGTCGGGTTAGTGACGTGTTAAGCGATCTTTGAATCCCAACGAAGATCATGGTCGTAAAGACCATTGCTTCCATTGGAAAGCAAAGTGCTGAACCCATAGACGCGTATTTGGCAAGACGTAAAGTCCGACCATTTACGACAGCCTTACGGGAACGCGTAGCATCGACGGCCCTAGCAACATTGGGCCACCGAGCCAACGCGGTCCTGACCAGCTGATTCGAGACACGATCGGAAGCATCACTCAAATCGAGTGTTGCGGTACGCTGATCAAGCGAACCTTGCCTTGCCAGTTCCTGATTAGGGACCTGGTCGGCAAAACCGATTAACTTCGAGAGGAGTCTATCTCTCTCAAAGTGCTCGCGAAACCGCAAGTAGACGCCCTGCTGCATATACTGCATGCAGGTCGGCTCCATAGCGATGACACGAGGTGTCTTGAGCGTCTTAGGAACAAGAGTCACCTTAACAGGTAACTCTTCACCGGGTTCGAGGATGTTCATGCTACCCAGAACGTGCGTATAACGCCAATTAGGGATAGCGTGGTAGACCGCGGGGAACACCCGCTCTAACCGTCTGGTCCAGACCGCTTGATTCCACTTCTGATTTCCAGAGAGGTGGTCGGCGGTTGATCCTGGACCATGCTTCGGAACCACATGGTCAAACATGACATCTCTGTCTAGTTGAGCCATAAGTGGACCGAAAAGCAGTTCGAACATATTGCTAAACTCCAAAAGATCACTCTCAAGGAGTCCAGCATCCGAACGACGAACATCCTGCTCACACTCGAT